AATGTTATTAACAACTGTATCGTTCTTTTTAATAGCCATAGTGTAGTAGATTATTATTGTTGATGTATTACCCAGACCAAATTACTGATAGTCCTCCATACAAGCACTTTCACAGCGGTCCTCGTAGACACTATCTAAATAAGCATCTTCGTTGGGAGCCACTTCCCGATAATCGGGAGCATACAGATCGGACGTTTCGTTTTGCGGATCGATCACGTAAGAGTCAGCGTTCATTGTGTAAATATCTTATACTACCCAGGCAAAACCTCAAGCTTTTTTCGAATCTTTTTTTGATTACTCAGCTTGGTGAAGTCCCCAGTACTTGTCCTGACAGGGTTGACAAGTGGCAGCGATCTTATACTCTTTTGCACTAAGAGCGTCACGAAAGTATGTTGCTGGTTTACCACATTCAACACATTGATTACCGGCTTGTGCTAGTATGACACTACGGCCAAATAGCTTCATACTGAGGTTTTCTTTGAATTGTTCCATTGTACTCATAATATTACTTAGTGGCTAAATATTGATCAAAGTCATCTACATTGATGTTGGTGATATTGATAGTGTATCCTTTATCAGTCATAGCTTTGTAGAAGGTATACAAATCACAATCTTCTTCCAGATAAAACTTATGACGTTTGAGAGGTGAATAAGTTGTAATCTTATCCCAAACACCAGCAGCATCTCGTACATCTTTGATAGGCACTTCTAGCCAAGAGTGTGACGCATCGTAGATTCTGTAGTAAGACTTAGTTTTAAGATCATCCATAACGTGAAGATACTTTACCATACCCCAGGCAAAAGTCAAGCCCCACCTCAAACTTTTTTTCATTTTTCCTCATCTTTAGGAAAATCACTTACTATTTATAAACAGAACACTTCCTCATTGTTGAGGAAATAGAAAGTTTAAAATATATGGACAACTTACTAAATCAAAGTATAATAGAAAAAGTAATCATCAAACGTGTGGCGATATATAAAGCAATGGATATGTTATCACAACCACCATTTGAAGATAAATTTAAGAAAGAAACATTATGCCAACAAAACGAGAATACACAGAAACAGAACTTAGAGAACAACTTGAACGAACGAGAGAAAAGAATAGAGCAGCCTCAAAACGTAGATACGAAAGAAACAAAGATAGTGAGAGAGCAAGAAAGCTTGAATACTACCACGAAAGTAAAAAGCGGGATATACAAGATAATCAACAAAGTTAATGGCAAATATTATGTGGGAAGTTCAATTGATATAAGAGTTCGTTGGAAAAATCATATTAAAGCTTTAAATAAAAACATTCACAAAAATCCACATTTACAATCTGCGTGGCACAAATATGGAAGTGAAAATTTTGTATTTGAAATAGTTGAATTATGTTTGTTAAAACAGCTAACCGAAATTGAACAAAAATATTTAGACATAGCACATCAAAATAAACAAACTAATTACAATATAGGAATTTTTGCAGAAAATGCATTTCGTGGTAGAAGACACACTGAAGATAACAAAAAAATAATCGGACTGAAAAGTAAAGATAGAAATAAAGGTAGACTGGTTTCTATAGAAGAACGGAAGAAAATAAGAATAGCTAAATTGGTAGAATATTCAGATCCGTGTAATAGAAAAAAGATGTCAGATATTATAAAAAATGTTATAACTAGAAAAAAAGAAACAGGTCTATTTAAACCTGTTTTAAGAGATGTTATTGTAAGAAAATTTTATAATTCTATAACGAAAGAAGAATTTATAGGAATTCGTTATGATTTTATAAAAAAATACAATATATCGGCCAAAGTATACAGAACAATGTTACGTAATGGCATAACACGTTCTGGTTGGAAAATTGTTTAATTATTCATCACGATAGTCTTCCCACGCCTCATTGTTTCCATAATCGGCGAGGTCATCTTCACCACTACCATTACCCGTATAACTGGATGCATCACCACTAACACGATCTTCGTAAGCAATATCTTCTGGGTCAATCATATTATTATTATTTAGAGAGTAATTTTGAATTTACCAATAGTATTACCGTTAGTATCCACTATCTTATGACCTTTATAATTACGTTCCAGTTGGTAATTGGGATACAACATATGTTCATAAGCATAATCCCCAACCTGTTGTAGAATCCGATTCACTTCCCCGAATTGGTTGTCCTCGAAAGCGGCGGTATCAGTATCGAACTCAATAGTGATTTTCATCGTGTAAATAGAATACCAGAGTTTTAGAGAAAGTCAACATCTTTTTTTAATTACTTGAAATGCTCACAACACCGATTCGGTTGCCATTGGTATCCTTAATCGGACGGCGGATTCCAGTATTGTTTTCGCTGTCGATGATGGCGGCCTTGGCTTGCTGAACCGCCTTGGTGACCTCCATCAGAAAGTTATCTTCGAAAGCGGCGTTGTCGGTATCGAACTCAATTACAATCTTCATCGTGTAAATAGAATATCAGCTTTTTATCGAAAGTCAACAGCTTTTTTTAACTATCCTCGATTACTTAATCAGCGGGTTGTCGATTTGTTCCAACATATGGCCACCGTCAATGTAAGTAAACTCAGCTTCTGTAATCTTATGGATATTATTAACATCAATTGCCTGATTGCGATAACCAACCATTGTACCAGTAAGAGGAACCAGTGACACACGGTGCCAACCACCATAACTCATAAGAATGTAAATAGTGCCTAACGTGGGATGACGATAATAATTACCAACCTTATGAGTCCTAACAGGCTTAGCAATACCTGCCTTAATTGCCACATCAATATCAATATTGAATTCAACACCGTTGATATTGACACTAACCGTCTGAGTCTTAATAGCGATCATTTGTTTTTTATTTATTACGGAGATTAGTCTACAGTATTTTTACAAGAAAGTCAACAACTATTTTTAATTACCCTCGATTACCGAATCGAAGCGACGAAGCTGGGTCCATTGACCAAGCGAACAAAGTAGCACTCATTGCGGTCGCTGTTCCAGCCGCTGAAGGTGAAATCCTTGCTGTTGTGGGTCAACACCTTGTTGGTGAGCAGCTTAACATCATCCCAGCCGTTCGGCACCTTGAAGGTGAGAAACTCACGGTTGTCACCCGGCATAGCGGAATACTCAACCTGGATCTTGTTGGAGGCGATAGAAGCAACGTTCATTGTGTAAATACTATACATCCACCAGGTGAAAACCTCAAGCTTTTTTTAAAACTTTTTGCGTTAATGTTAACGTAATCAGCGCACTCTCCGGTCCCCCACCCTGGCTTTGTCAGCCGATCTATAAAGACTATACACTACCCAGTCAGGAAGTCAACACTTAGATGCAAAAAAATTGGGAGGATGTGTTGACCCTCCCAACCAATCAAAGTGTCTGTATGAGGCCCCTAGGGCGTTCTGGCTACCCTTTAGAAGACATCTATTCCGTCCAACGTAGCCTCAGCGCCATCTGGACTGCGACTGTACATCACATCACTTAGAGCAAACCAGGCACCTTCAGACCGTCGAGGACTGTTAGCAACATTTTGTTCCAATTGATAAACATATTCATCGGTCACTAGTTTCCAACCAACGGATTGACACTGAAAATACTTACCATTAACACACACGATGTCATTTACACTCAGTGAACGCTTATTGGATTTGATAAACATTTCACACTCCATACAACTACCATTGTTCCACTCAGCAAATACACGTTCCAGATTGTCTTCCACTGACATATCATTAGTGGCAACATAAGAATATGTGGCTTCGTCAGGATAGATAACGTGAATTAGGTTCTTTTTCATTACCCCAATAGAATAAACCCTTGATCGTTCAAAGTCAAGAGTTTTTTGACAAAAAACCAGATAGAGTACTTTGACCCTATCTGGTTGTTAAATGCTTAACCGTGATACTTTAAACCACAATGTACTCAGTAGCAGGCCTTCCTTTACCTTCACCTTTCACACTACCATTAACCTTGATACTACCTTCCTTTTCCCACTGTTTGATAATAGGAAACAACACAGGTTGAGTAACACCCAACACACTCATAAGAAACTTAGCTGTAAATTTGGTACCCGACTTGAGAGTCATATCTAACTTGATCTTAGTACCAGAGCCACGACGGCCACGATTACGTACACCGGTCTTAGCAGCTTCTTCCTTAGCATCAGCACTATCCTTAGCTTTAATCACAAGTTGATCAAATCGTTCCTCTGCCTGACCAATATCACGACAATCAAAAGCAGTCTTACCAAATGCATTAGCGCCTGGATACTGTTCATACGATTCTTCTACAAACTTACCATTAGGCAACGGAGCTCCCTTAGGCACAACTTTCACAATAAACACTTCGTAGCTACGAGGAGTGCCATCGGTATTGAATCGTTGATAGATAGCCACGCCATTTTCCTTGCGGATTTGAACGAACTTGTTCATACCGACTTTGTCGTAGTTACCGGTGAATTCTTTTTGGAGCTTTTTCATTACGAGATACAGTCTACAGGAGTTTTGGTGAAAGTCAACTAAATTTTCAAATTATTCTGAACGCATGTCACGTTGGCTGATGCTATAAGTCATTTCTTGATATTTGCCTAGATCTTGATTACATACAGAGTCTGTGGATGTATCATAGATAGGCATAAAGTCTGGGTACTTGGCTCTAATTTCTGTATGAATATCTTCTAGGTTACTTAGTTTGGCACTATATAGAGCTACACTTTCTGCACTTGGAGTAGCTAAAGTATTTACGTAGTGATTTAGTTCTGTTAGGTACTTAGCATCTTCCAGCTGTTCTACTTGCAATTCAGGATCAATATTATTAGAATTCATATATTATAATATTTTAAATTTAGTTTAAGTCACCCCAGCTATAATTTGAAAAACTAAACTTATTGCTACTGCGCTTGTAGATCTTACTTGAGTCAATCCGCTTAGTGACTGGCTTAGTTGCGCCCCAGGTCTTACGAATCTTAATTTTAACTTTCATATTTTATTTATTATAAATTTATCAGGAAATTTTCAGGAGTCAAGACTTATTTTAGCCGCTTTCAGCGCTAATAACTAGTCTTTTTATAAAACTACGATATTATTTTAATTTAGAAATATCGAGAGTTATTTCCAATTAGACTTAATTTTCTTAGGTTTATGTACTGACAGACTAATGATTTGGTTATTGCCTTTATTATCAACAAATGTAATTTCATCCTTACTAATAGTAGCTTTATCCAAAGCACCCTCGGTAATATTGATCATTTTAGTACCATAGTTTTTAACGACTTCAAGAAGAATCACTGAATTATTCGGATTACCAGTGATAGTTTCGTCGTAATAAAAATTACAAACGCCGCAATATTTTTGGGAATAGATTTCTGAAGCAGTAGCAATAGCTTCAAGCAAATAATCAACCTTTTTTGTATTCATCGTGGATATATCCTACAGGATTTTTAGAGAAAGTCAACAGCTTTTTTCAGAAAAGTTGACCGGAGAATCGTTTAACGTTTTTATCAATCACTGTAATATTACCACGGGTAATGCTAATATTAACAGTTAATAGTTGTTCCATTTTACCAAAATTACAAACAGTTTCAATATCAAGAATTTCATAGATATGAGACCAAAGTTCATTGCCGAAGCGGTACATACAGCTGCCTCGGATATTGTCCCCAACACTGTAGTTCGTTGTCATCGTGAAAATACTATACCCTACCCCCACCCTAAAGTCAACCGAAATTTTAAAAAAAGTGAAAAAACAAGTTTTCAGGATCTCACTCACATTACCTTTGTGGTATAGCGATGTGTTCCCTATAAGCAATTGGGAGTTGAACCCAATCTCCAGTATTACCAGCGCATTGACCGAATGCTTTGCCTACGTGTCTATCTGTTACTTGTTATTGAATAACACATAGAGGATTTGAACCTCTCATTCACCACTGGTGATCAGTTCAGTTTAGAATGACCGCCTGTATATATTATTCGAAAATTGGTGGACATTATCGTAGCCCATACGTCGGATTTATACCGAAGCATTTCCTTTTACAGTCGTGCATACTATTGATAACCAAGCAAAAAATCTTTAAATAATGTTTCCGTTTGCTTCTACTATTTTATAGGCGCCAGCAACGCTGTTATCATATTTATTTGATTTTATTGTCAAGATAGCTATTCTCTATGCTTGATTAAAAGAACTAAAAAATTGTTTTGTTAGCTTCGATGTCCGCATATAACTGCCTGTATTATACCCCTACTGGTCGATTACTGACGGTAACATCAGCATCATTCTTCATCTACTCATATAATACCATCTATAACTAACAAATTGTAGAATTGGGAAACACTGATTAAACTTCCACGCCTCCCGGCTTTCACCGATCACAGGTAGCACGTTCCTTGTTTCCCAACTCTGTAAATATCTTATCAGACTTTTCTGACTTGTAAAGAACTTTTTCTAAAAATCTTTAAGATTGAGAGCGTGGATTCTCTTACCACTACTTAGGGCGGATTCCGCTTCCGTTCGGACTTCAACCGACTCTCTCTCAACCTTGAAACTAGTCTATCCTACCACCCACCAAAAGTCAAGCCCTACCTCAAACTTTTTTCAACTTTTCCTAACTTTTTATTTCCTAACGAACTATTTATTTATTGACAAGAGAATACTTATGACTAATACTGAAATATTAAACGAATACTTTATATGGGAAGAAAACAACTCAATAGAACCAAAGATGAAATCCGAGAACAAAACAGAATCAGAGCAAAAAGATTCTATGACAAACATAAAGATAGTGAACGAGCCAGAAAATTGGCGGACTATCACAGATCCAAAGTTGAGAAAGAAAATGAAGGAAAAATCGTGGAGGACAAAAAATAAAGATAGAGCAAATTTGCTAGCAAGAAATTGGGTAACCCGTAATAAAGATAAAGTAAAAATGCAACAAAAAATCTGGCGAGAACAGAATCGTGATCGTCTTAAAGATTATCATAAAGATTACCAAAAAAATTATAGAAGAAAAAAACAATCAAGAAAACCATCAACTCCTGAAAGTAGACAAAAGAGAAATATTCATATAAATAATTGTAAAAAGAATGATCCCAACTTTAAATTACAAGGATCTTTGAGAAGTAGGCTTAGAAACGCATTAAAAGGTAATTACAAATCAGGTAGTGCTGTGCGAGATTTAGGGTGTTCTATAGAATCTTTTAAAGCTTATTTAGAAAGTAAATTTCAGACTGGTATGACTTGGGATAACCACGGACAATATGGTTGGCACATTGATCACATCAAGCCATTATCATCATTTGATTTGACTGATAGAAAACAATTGTTGGAGGCTTGTCATTACACAAACCTCCAACCACTTTGGGCAGCTGATAATTTATCTAAATATAATAAAAGTATCACCGATACAATTGTTTAAACAATACTAAAAAATTATCCAGATTTCATTGTTGTCAGCAGGCCTGGTTCTCCATTTCCTCAGCGGCATCACCAGTCGCCCCATGCTCGGCCCATTGATTGACTGGCACTCTCTGAGTTAGCTGTCAGTTGATAGGTTGCCAGTCGTATTCCTTCCGGTCCCATCAACTGAAAATACTTTACCATCACCCCACCCGAAAGTCAACCCTTTTTCTTGATTTTCACGCTGCAAATTTCGGTTTTCCAAGTCATTGCTTCAATGGCGAAGGTCAAAATTTGATCTTCGGTCAAGCCAGCTTCAGCTTGAAATTCAACGTAAAAGTCAGGGTGATCAAGTTGAACTTCGTAAGTAACAATTTCGTTTTTCATTGTGAATATATCCTACACTATTTCTTTGGGGAAGTCAACAACTTTTACAGAGAAAAAATGCTTTTACCCAAGAAAAAAGATAGGTCACGACCTTGCAATTTATTAGAGATTTGACGAAGTTGATTTTCGTCTCGCTGAAAGTTTTTAGCATCTTCCAACCGATTTTCCCGATAAGCTTGAGACTTTTGGTTTTTGATCCAACGAATTTGTTCAGAAACTTGATTGAATGATTTCTTTTCTTGTTCGTTCATCGTGGATATATCCTACACCAAGCCTCAGCAGAAGTCAACAGCTTTTTTCAAAAAGCCGTGATTTTGATTCCCATTGCGGAAAGCTCTATTGCAGCTTTTGCTCTACGCTTCTCATCATCAATCAACTCTTTAACCGACTTGTTAACAATCTTGTCGTTAACGATTTTGTGGATACGAGCGTCATACTTGTCATACTTGAGCTTCATCGTGGATATATACTACACCAGAGATTGATGGAAGTCAACAGCTTTTTTCAAAATTTTCATCTTTTTTCAAAATTTTCCAAGCCGCTCGTCTTTTTCCTTGATGAACATTTCAGCCAGTTTGGAAGCATTACCACGATCCTTTTTAATCGCATTGCGTTGTCTATAACTCAAACGACTCCAAGTTTTCTTGCCAATATGGCCTGTTGTTCTTTCACCAATATATTTCATCGTGGGTATATTTAGTTATTCTTCAACAATGATATAATGAAACTTTCTAGCTTCATTCATCAAACAACAATAACATCTATGAACACACCAATTTGGAATATAATGCATATCAACATCAGTATCACCACAATTAGGACATTCATCATTCCAACTATCTTCAATCGTCAACTCTTCGTTATCGTTAGTGAAAATCTTCATCGTGGATATATCCTACACCAGAGCTTGAGGAAAGTCAACAGCTTTTTTTAGAAAAGTTGACCACTCCAACGCCTCACCTTGTGATCAACCACAAAACCATTGGTTGTAGTGATCTTGACGGTCAGCAGTTGATCCGGCTTACCAAAACGATTGGCGTTCTCAATGGCTAACACCTCATAAACATTCATCCAAGTATCACCGCCAAACCGATAAACATCCTTACCCATCACCATATCGCCAACTTTGAAATTCATTGTGGATATATCCTACACCAGAGCTTGAGGAAAGTCAACAGCTTTTTTCAAGAAATTTTGAGGGTTTTAGAGGCTCACCCACAACCTTTTCATCAATTAATAGTGTACAATGTACGTAGTATGAAAGAACCAATACATTGTCAAACATTACCAAACATTACATTTAAAAGAGAGTGTCACAATAAGTGTAACAAAAAATGTTGTCACGATGTTCCACTAATTAATTCTTATCTTTATTCAGAATATTAACATTATGAGTCTTAAACAAATAACTGCAAATCATATACAATCCAAACAACTGCCAATAGCCAATAGGCTTAAAACCATACATTTCAGGCAATATACTATTATACACCCACATAATAATACCATTACCAACAAATACTCCAATCACATATCCAATCAACTTATAAATCGGGTTAGTCATATATTTTATATTAATTACCCACAAAATCAATCACATCCGCATTATCAACAAGACATTCATCATTTAGTAAATGAAATTCCCGAACACTTTCAGTAAAATCACTTTCACTAACAATAAACTCCTCACCATTGATAATAATCACCGTCCGTCGAATAACAGATTCAATATTCATATTATTATTTATTTACAGAACCTCGTAGTTGTAACCACTAACACACCATCCAGTTGTATCACTAATAGCATCAGCAATCTCTGACTCAATATCAATAATACCATCAACCTCCACAATCATCTCACTCGGTAAATCCGAATTAAGCACAAACGTAGTGCTATCATCATCAATATCAGTATCGTAAACAATGTCGGTAACTTTGATTTTCATCGTGGGTAATACTTTATCAGCTTTTTACAAAATGTCAACAACTATTTTTGATTAGTCAAGTTCTTCAACATCAAATTGATGTAACATCAACCTCAAAACTACCCTCAATGTATTCACCATCCATAGGTAATGGCATATCACCACCACCATCCTCCACTTCCTTCACTGCCTCCTCCAAACTATTAGCCTCAACATCAACATAACCATACATCTGCCACACAACACCAATCTTGTAAGTTTTCATCGTGGGTAATACTATATCAGCTTTTTAGAAAAAGTCAACAACTATTTTTAGTTACTCACCGTGATCATATCCAAGCTGAGCATTTCGGTACTTATCCAAAACCTCCTTGGTAGGCGGCTTGTATCCAGCCACACTACGGCCACACATCAACATCATATCAATAGTAGCAGATATCTTAATACCACTATCACGAAGCGCCTGTACATACACAGCCTCCAATAACTTACCCTGCTTGCTTCCAACCTTAACCTCAGCCTCACCAAGTACCTTCAACAACCGTTCCTGTAGAGTTTCAAATGTAATAGCCATATGTTTTATTTACGAGATTAGTCTACCAGCTTTTTTCAAAATGTCAACAACTATTTTTAATTACTTAACCGACTCGGTTACCCAGTTTTTACATTCAGACTTGGTACCTGTAAATACAGGAGTTTGATAAGAAGGACTTCCAACTGATTCATAAACCGTGTACGTTGAAAGCATATTGACTTTGGTATTAGCCCACTTTGTGTTCTGGTTTATCCATTCTCCAGAGTAGCCTCGGTCCTGTTCAATGTGAAAACGTCGTTCTGTATTCATCGTGGAAATATCCTACCAGCTTTTTTCAAAATGTCAAGCCCCAACCAAACTTTTTTCAACTTTTTCTAATGTTTTATATTCTAATGTACTATTTATTAATGTTATGGGTAGAAAGAAATTAAATAGAACAAAAGAAGAACTAGATGAACTCAATAGAATCAGACTCCGAAGATATTACGAAAAACATCGTGATGAAGTCAAACAAAAAAACCTCAAACGATACTTTGAATCCAAAGAGCGGAATCTACAAGATAGTAAACAAAGTTGACGGCAAATATTATGTGGGTAGTTCTAAAAATATTATTAAAAGATGGAGTACTCATACAAATAAATTAATTAGAGGAGTTCACAAAAACCAAAAATTGCAATCTGCGTGGAACAAACATAAAGAGTCATCGTTTGATTTTTTAATCGTAGAAGAAACAATACAGAGTCAGTTGTTAACTAATGAACAGAAATATTTAGACATTGCTAAATCAGAACAAGATAAATGTTATAATCTAATATTTGATTCTACTGGAGGAAATCTTGAACCTGATTCAATTGAAAAGATACGTCAAAAAGCAATCGGAAGAAAACCATCGGTTGAAACTAGAGATAAAATGTCAAAGAAAAGGCATTCGGAAGAAAACAAAAAACATCTACGAGATATTAATTTAGGAGAAAATAATCATTTCTATGGTAAAACCCACACCACAGAAACTAAAAGTAGAATTGGTACATTAGCAAAATCAAGATATATTATACCGGAGAAAAATCCAAATTATGATCATAAATTATACCATTTCATCAACGATATAACCAATGAATCATTTAACGGATCCAGATATGATTTCTGTGAAAAGTTTAATCTAAACAGAACTACTATATCTGATTTAATATATGGTAGAAGTGTAAAAACAAGATCTGGTTGGAGATTAGACACCCATCAGTGAATCCAACTTCCAATATTCAACTTCCTTTTCAGGAGGAGACCAAAACAAGTCTCTCTCAATCTTCATTTGAAATGGGCCACGAATTGATTCCATCTCTTCAATAGTAGCAATAGAACCGTGTTCAACACATCCCATTCCAAGATCCGCCCATCCAATAATGATATTATTCTCAATTCCCGTCACAAGCCACGTAGCTTTGCCCCACGGAGTGAACAGCTTGCAAATCGGGGTTTCGTTGTCATAACCAGCCTTGGTCAACGTCTTCTTGAGTTCAGCAGTCAGTAGCTTCATCGTTCAAATAGAATACCACAGCCAACCACAAAGTCAACACCTTTTTTTTAATTACTGAGGCTTTTCAGGAAAATTGATGTCGGTAATCCAACCAAGGCTGCAAATACCTAAAATGAACATAGCATCCCCAACCAACGTGCCATTGAACACCAATGCCGACCCAAACATCAAAATTGATGGGGTAAACACCTTAACAAGAGCTGCGGTAACCAAAATCCAATACTTGAGTTTATTCATCCCCACCATCCTACCATACCCCAGCCAAATGTCAAGCCCCCAATCTTTTTCGCACTTTTAGCTTGTGGTCTGCGCCAGGCCTGGTACAGTATACACAAGATCGGCTAACAGCCAGGGTAGGGGACCAAACCCTACCCAAATTGCGTTATAACGTTAGCGTTACAGAATCGATTATAGGCGATCTTGATTTCCCAAGCCATATCTACGCTGCAGCCTCTCAATCAAACCATCACCTAGCAGCCTTTCTGCGCAACCAAAGAGGCTGGAAGATTGCTCCTCCAGCCTCAATACAATGAACAACCAACCAATCGTTTTTGTTGTTGTGGATGTAGATGTACGATAACACCTACGAAGATCAAATCATATGTTGCAACGGATGATACTCAACTTGCTTACGTACATATGTACACTTAGTCAAATCAACCGGTTCAATCACATACATCTTGTTGTCAAATCGCACCAAACAATAATTGTATCGATACAATGCACTATCATTAAACAACAACGATCCAAACATATCCTTGATCGTAGATACATCAGGTACATCAAATACCTGACGCAAATGATCAAAACTTTGTCGAACACGATCCACACTGGATGGATACTTTACTGCGAGTACTTTAGTCATATATTTTATATAATTAAGCAATACGAACACTATAAGTCAAATCACCATCATTAAGACATTCCAAGTTATTAAGCTTAGACTGTACACGTTTACAAGCATCTTCCTCAATTGTACCAGCAGCAAACATAACCTTCTGTATACACTTAGTCTTACCCTCAGCACGATGAATACGTCCAAGTGCCTGAAGAAGATTAATAGCACTGTAACTAGGACTGATGATAGCACCCCGAGCAAAATTACCATTCAAATCGTGTAAACTAACACCAGCATTACCAGCAGCCAAATTAGCAATCATAATTCGCTTAACATCACTCTGAAACAATTCAATGTCCTTCTGTCTAACTTTATCAGATTGTCCCCCAACAATCCTAGCAATCTTACCCTCAAACTTCCGGTTCTTAGCCAATTGTTTCTCAATAGCCTCTACAGTATCAGTGAAATTCACAAACACCACAGGACTGATACCCTCATCATACCAATCTTCAATCATTTCAACCATAGTGGGTACCTTCAACAATTCAGCCATACGACGAGCTTTAGTCATAATAGCAAAGTGATGTTGACTATAATTGACACTGGATTCCTCCAAAGCAGCCAATTCAGACTCCATCTGAAGATATACCCGATTGATTTTATCGGTATTGGTACCCATATCAAAACATTCAGCCATCACGTGATTGTCAGGAAAGATCTTGTCAAACATCTTTCGGGTCATACGGCTACTAACCTTATACAGATTAAATAGCTTATCGTGAATGTTAGACATAGCCTCTACAGTCTTTTGACTCTGTAGATCAATTTGAAATCCACCATATCGTCCAACATAAGCACCACTATCAGTGATAAACTGACGATAGCTAGTGAGATTGTGAAGAGTAGTAGCAAAACCAAACGCTTTCATCTCCAATGGATTGGTAGCAGCACTAGCACTAAGCAACAATGACTTGTAACCATCCATCTTCAACTTAATAAGAAAATCACTGTTCTTGCTGGTACTAGACTTACACTTATGTACTTCATCTAGAATCACAAGACTATTCTTGGGGAAGTTAATAGTATAATCACTAGGACCATTATCTTTACCATCTTTAAATGATAAATGTTCAGTGTTACCCCGAATCAATTTCTCATAGTTAATCAAACAATGAGCCTTAATACCAAAATAACTCAAGACCGTGGTCCAAGCAGGTATCATAATCTTGGGACACACAATAACCACTGGACTATTAAGATTCTTAGCAATCCAAGCAGCCACATAAGTCTTGCCAGTACCAGTCTCACTCTGATCACAAGCAACACCATTGATATACAAACTGTTAAGCATATTAACAGCGTGCTCCCGTTGGGGAGGAAGTAGAAGTTCAACGTTCATTGTGTAAATAGACTATCACGACCCCCTAGAAACCTCAAGCACTTTTTTGAATTATTTTTCAGTGTCGCTGCCATCACGGATCTTGAATTCAACCGGAGCACGAGCAGCCAACACCACCTTGACCACATTGTCACTCAATGTCTTCACAAATGCTACACACAGTGAATAACCCAACACAATTAATATAATAAACATAATATAATTGGGTACACTCTCGGTAATAGTCTTAAACAATACAGTCAAATCAGTATTCATCTTATTATAAATTATAGGGGACAATCCCCCATTTGTCAAGCAACAACCGCTTTCTTCTCAATCTCACTCAGTTTATCAGCGGGTATTTCACTGATAATCTGTTTACTATACTTGGGAAGCTTCTTAAAAGCAATAGTCAACTGTTTAGGACTAAGAGTTCTACCCTTGTTGATTTGTTCAGCAAACGAACTAAGAATAAAAGCATCAGTACCATTAAACCCAATACCATTATCGTGACCCGTGGTTTGAGCAGCCTGCTCATCAGCCGTTTGACGTTCCCACAGCTTCACGATGGCTCGTTGAGCCCAAGCGGGATTGGTTGAGAGTTGAACCTTGACGTACTCGGTAACAGCGGAGGAAATCTTCATCGTGGAAACAGTATAGACCAGCCTGGGCCAAAGTCAACGGATTTTTGCAACTTTTTTCGAGGGTTTTCAGGATCACCCACAACCTTTCTTATTTATAAACAGTTACTTACAAATCTCTGGGGTCAAATCACTCCATCCACCCTCATAGGTACTACGATACATCCACTTACCATTGTCATACAAATACTGATAATCAACACCACTACCAAAGTGTTCATACTCACCCAGATCTTCAAAAGTCCTACTATCAGATCCAGTATCACCACGATCCCTTCCATAAGCAACACACACTCCCTCTTGAGGATTATTAAAAGTGTGACGATTGTTATCACTATACAGATTAATTCCTGTAGTACTATACAGACTTTCAGAAAGAATACTCAAATCACCCAAATCCAACAGTTCATTAATAATACCAACGTTATTGTAGTGATTCAACAACATCTTACCAACATACTCAGGATAACCATCCCAATGACAATAGATACCAGTGATAGACTTATCTAGATTGACAATACCAATATTAGAACGAGTAGCCATATATTTAGTTATTATTGTTATTTACTTAACCGCCAATTGTACCGCCTCCATAGCATCATTCATATCCCACGTATGATACAAAAACTTAGCCTTATCACCAAACCCCACATAACTACGCCAAGCATTTCTATCACTCTTGCTATCAGTAGGCTTATAGATAAACCCAACAATCTCACCATTAATCGTTCCACTATACAAATTGGGAAGACTTTGCATCTTCACTCGGGTAAAAGTAACCTTATTCATTGTTTTAATATCTTATCAGAGTTTCACCAAATGTCAAGCCTCAATTCGAACATCCCGACCATTTTCGAACCGATAATTCACCGGATCCTCACTCTCAGTAGCACGCCCATCCGTAGGCACCCACCAGCGCATCCGCAACAGCATCACGCTGCCAAACGCTTCCTCCGCCGTAGCAAACCGAAGGCCGTTCGTTGACCATTGACCATCCACCAGCACTTCGGGCTTAAATGATTTGTTCTTCATCGTGGACAATAGTCTATCATCGATTCCGGGAATCGTCAAGCCCCATCACACTTTATTCTTTTTTTAATTTAAAGCTTGAGGTCCTGGCTGGCTCTGGTAACCTAGTTCTGTCCTGAGGGATGCTACGGGCCGACAGCTACAAGGCCGAACCGCTGATAAACCAGCCAGGGTAGGGGACCAGAGAGTGCGTTGATTACGTTAACGATATCGCAAATTGTTGCAAATAAAGCTTGACTTTCTCACTTTTTATTTTCTCACTCACTATTTATTAATATGACTAACACTAAAGTATTAGAGGAATATTTTATATGGGAAGAAAAAAACTTAATAGAACCGAAGATGAAATCAAAGAACAATGGCGTAACAGATCAAGAAGATATTACGAAAAACACAAAGACATTGAACGAATCAGAAAATTGGAGAGATATCACAGATCCAAAGTTGAGAAAGAAAATGAGATTGAAAGAAAAGTCAATAAAACGTAAATCTTACTTTAAAGCTTATCGTGAAGCCAATAAAGATAAAAGAAAAGATTATGCTAGAATTTATATGAAAACTTATCATTCTATCAATAAAGAAAAAATTTATTATTATCGTAATAACAAATTAAAAACAGATATACAATTTAAGCTTTCGTGTATATTAAGAAACAGATTAAACACCGCTATTAAAGAAAATTTTAAAATTGGTAGTGCAGTGAGAGATCTTGGATGTACTATTGATGAACTTAAGATTTATTTAGAGTCTAAGTTTCAAAATGGTATGTGTTGGAGTAATTATGGTAAAGATGGTTGGCACATAGATCATATAATACCTTTAGCTAGTTTTGACTTAACTGATAGAAATCAATTGTTAGAGGCTTGTCATTATACTAACCTGCAACCTCTATGGGCTAAAGATAACTTATCTAAAGGCGACAGAATATGTTAACATATCCAATACACCCCACCTGCACCCATTGCGTTAACGGTAACGCATTTAATCGCTTTTTTTTGCAGAATTTGCTTGAGGTTTGACTGGCTCTGTGGTAAAGTATTTACAAGATCGGCTGACAAAGCTAGGGTAGGGCACCGGACCCTGCACTGATTACGTTACCGTTAACGCTTTCAATTGGACCTACGTCATTGGTTTAGGTAGTATCGTTACCTAATAGTACTGTGTATATACATTAAATTAAGCGTAATAGCAGTGTGTTAACGTTAGTGTTAAATACTATCGTGTAACATACACAACGATGTTATCCCCCTATTATATCATAACACGCTTTGGACGCATGTCAAATCACGTAACTTATTATAATTTGGGGATGACAGCCTGTGGAACAAGTAGAGGCACTTATGATGTGTAGTATAGTAGACGATCTTATGACAAAACTAAATAACTTGACAAAAGGCGAATTGGTGTTGTCAAGTGTTATATTTGATGTGGGTAATCAAGACGAAACAAAAACAGCACCAACCATAGCTAACCACATATGAGCAGCTAACCACATATGAGCATATGTTGCATCACTATAAAAAAAGCACAACAGCGCTACAAAAACGTACTATAGTGCTTAGTGTGCTTATAAATGTAACAATTATGCACTTAATCACTTAACACATATGTAAATATGTACATATGTTGTGGTATGGTGTATTGGTGGCAATACAATGAATATGAGTAAAATGAGTAAAAAGTGTTATTAATGGATAATAGTTGAATAAAGGGAGGATTTGGGAGAAATAGGGATAAATAGTATTTAGTAAGCGATATTGGTGTATGTGTGATGTTAGTGTGATGCTAGTGATGTTTAGGATAGTGTAGGTAGTATATGTGGTGAGGTTAGTGGTTAATGGTTTAGGGTAGTGAGTGATATATGTGGTAGTGGTACACTGTGTGATGTTAAGTAGGGGTAGGGGGGGTGTTGTTATAAAAAAGAGAGGGGGGGGCTTAAATAGCCTATGTAGTGGGGGGGGCTATATGAAAAACCCCTCTTGGTATAGAGGGGGTACTTGTAGGAGATAAAGGTTGATGTGTGTTTATTTGTATATCAATATGTTGCGTACTGTGCCTGGTGACCATTTTTTACCTGTTCTGGTTGGTATGTTATTATTATTTAAATATTCTGCGATACTTTGCAG